CTTCTTCACAACCATTGCTTTAGGCACGCTGACATTAGATGGAGATGAACCATTGCTGGTTTTCTTACTAACTGCATTTGCAACAGCGTTACCTAATGTTCGTCCTAGTGCAGCACCACCTGGACCACCAATGATGGTACCAAGGGTCGTGCCTGCAATAGGGGCGACTTTGCCTAAAAGAGTCTTTCCAGCGTTAAGAACCTTACGAAAAAAGGATTCGTGTTCATCATTGGACATGCAAGTACGAACGTTTTGCAACGCTTGACGAGCATTCCAAAGAAGTGGCGGATTAACAGGACTTGGAAAAGATTCTACGACACGTGAAAATGTTACATATTCAAATACTATGTCGACTTGGATTCTACCAATAACACCAGCATAAGTACCTGATGTACTCATAACTTGACCAGAAATGATAAGAGAAGGGTAAGTATGATTTACACCGTAATCTTGATAACTAACATATGGTTCATGAGCATTTTGGAAAATAATATCTTCGGCATCAAATGGTTTATAAAAACAGTAACAACCATCAATTATTTTACCATTATAAGAATTGGGTAACGTGGATAGCATACGATACTCTTGTAATGGTAAACCGGCAGCACTAGGTGGATTCGGGAAATAGTTGTTAGTGTTACCATCAGTTAATGCACAAGCTACATGACCTCCCAACGTAATTTGGGGAGCTGTATATTGAAACCAAGCGGACATGGCAACAGGTCTGATCTCACGAACGAGACCATTTGTGCCTAACGCGCCAATCATGGTTACAGTGTTAGGATCATTATAAGCCTGGTAAGTAACTGGTAAACTAAAATCAGATGTTGGCCAAATCGCTGTGTTATTGACACGACAAACTTGGGCTAGGGCAGGAGCTGAACCAAGCGCACCAAGAATTGGACGGATCATGAATGAAAATTTGCCAATATCACCAGCAGCAGTACCAACACCTGTATTGCCATAAACGTCATAAAAGGAACGACTACAGTACAGGGCTGTTTGGTTAGAGTATTCATCTGGTATTCTAACTGCATTATTAGCAGGATCAATTAAGCAAGCCAGATAAGGGTTTGGTGAATTACCTTGTGATTTACCATTGGTAAAATTGGGTAATGAAAATTGTTGGAGGGAAGTGTCTAGAGACATTTTATACAAATGGATAAGATTTGCGGGTTGAATGTGATTTTTTATCCCCCCCCTGTATGACTATTATGCATAGTCGACTTCAGCCATCCGACAAAATAGCGGATGACTGAGTACACAAAAAATTCTTATAGTACGTAAATACTGTAAGAACCCAAGGTATGATTCTTCATCACATCTATACCTTGTACAAAATGCATAACGAGCATTTTGTTGATCAATCTCAATTTTATTACATGTAGGTATTATATAATAAAACCATTCTAATGGAACTGAACGAATTTGACGTGTATTAGGTATAATGAACTGAAAACAGTAAGCTTCTAAGATCGGGTCAACAGTTAAACTGTTTAAGGAATAAGCAACATCATGGCAAAACATTTTGGCGCTAGTTATAGGATCTAATTTATAAATCGTTGTAGGGCGATTCAAAGCTTTGCCCATTTTTAAAACACGAGATGGTAGCGGGCACCATGAATACTCACCAGTAACTGTTTTTAAAAACCAACCTTTCAAAAAAGTGCAAAGATTAGGATCATAATGATAATGAATCTTCATTTTAAAACCTAATTGTAAAAATAACTGCACAGCTTCATTAAGATTCTTTGTTTTAGAAAAAACTAAAGTGTTGGCTAAAAGTATACAAGTAGTATTTCCAAAAGTAGTGTCTGGGCCACCAGTATTTCTTGTAGGGCGAGCACGACGATTAATAACCATTTTAAAACAGCGAATAAGTTTGCTAGTGGGACGTGTAACTAACTTAGATGAAAACGTTTCAGCAAGTAAGTCAATTAAGATTTGAGGCATACCAAGAGCACGCAAAAGTAACAATTCTATATCGAGTGGACCACGAGATTGAGTACTATCGAAGTTGGATGCATCACCTTCGATAAAAACGATGCGGTTGTCTATTTTAGTAATAATCAAAGTATCATCACCAGCCGCAGCGATATTAAATAAATCAGCATTTAAAAGAGCTGTATTGAACCATTTAGATATGGTCTCAATGGTTTGGCCAGGGGCATAAAACCATTTGCATTTTAATTGTGCAAAATTAAATATTTCAGAATTTAGACCGAACAATTCATATTTTAAATATTTAGCGACTTCATTTAGGAAAGGTCCAAGCATAACCTGAATGGAAACATCGACTGCTTGGATTATACGTGGTTTAAAAGGCATATATTTTCCGACTGTAGTGCTATCACGTTTGACTAACAATTCATCAAACTTTATTTTACAGGAACAATGAGTACGCTTATACTTAGAAATGTAATATGAACTATTTTTAAGTTGTAAATAAGTAGCTTGATACATTTTCTTTTTAGAACCAGAAAAATGTTCAATAAAACTTTCAAATTCTTTTTCGAAAGAGTATGGATCATAAACAATTGGTGTAAACAAACTTATAACATGATTAACAAGTTTTGACATATCGTCATTAGTCCATGCATTAAATTGATCTGCTGCAGACAGGGGAGCTGCAGTCATCAAGCGAGTGCGGTTGACGGCGTACATATTCTTAAAAGAATTATTAGGTACACCCATACTTGTTAAAATAGGACAAATAGCAGTCCACGGTTTGTTTGGTGGGCAGAGAATTTGAGGAAGTGTATTAGAAACAACTTTCAAATATGGACACAAGGTCAATTCTGCTTCATCGTAATGACTGTCCATACTTACACAATTATTTTCATAATAAGTAAATGGGACAACGCTAGCCTCAGTGACTAAAGGAACAATAGGGTTAATTTGCTGCTGGTTTACAAAAAACTCATTGACATTTGCTGGTTTTGGTAGAGTTAAAACTATACGGGCAAAATGGCAATAAGCATTATAAAAAGCATGGAAACGAACACGTGCCCAGTAACCATCTACACCAGGCCAATACCACAGAGTTAGTAAATGAACTCCTAAAGGAATCAATCTACTAGCAAAAGGTTCTCCAATAATATACCAACGATAATAAAATTCCGCAAAGGAAAAAAGCAAACCAGTTACAAGGTTACATTTTAAAATTTCTTCCTCTATTGGTGCAATAATAACAGAGCTTAACATTTCACAATCATCGGAGTCAAAAGTATACATTTTTCGACGAACTGTGCCTAACAATATGAAAACAACAGACAATACGCGTTCAATAACAGGGCCATACTGTTGTACATCATAATAACTCGACATTGTACTAAGACCATTGACTGAAACATCATAAACGTTATAAAGGGGAAAATTATAACTTATCTTTGGAACAAGACTTACGTAATTTTGTGACTGTTTGATAATTAAATCGTGTAAGCGGATAGGTTGGTAAGTGCCAGGAGATAAAGGATTTTGTGGTTCTGGCATGATGCGGGATATGACATCTAAAGAAGGGACGTCTGGTAATTTAGGTAAACTTGGGAAGGTTGGAAAAAATGAGCATAAAATAGAACGACCATGTTTAGTCATCGCTAAGTAACAGCATACAATAAGTAAAATAGGATGAGCAGTTGTCCAGGATGGAACCTTGGATAATACATTTACAAACTTATTGATTGCCGTACTACATAAAGTCGTTAAGTAAGGAATTTTTCCAAACAACTCACCATAATTAAAATTCAACCAATTAGTACTCTTAGTTATAGAAAACTGATTGTCAGCGATGCAAAGAGCAGCTGTATCAATGATTAAGTTCTCATAATCAGGAATGAGTAATAATTGAGCGTAAGTTTGGTGTTCCGTTGACAAATGAGCTAATAGAGCATTTCGAATAACACCACCAGGTTCAACAACTGTTTTACCCATTAAATACTCACGGGCTTTCAAATATATTTTATTAGAAATAAAGCAACGATGGGTCGGTAAAACAGGTTTGCAATAATTAAACCAAGTAGGACTATTAACGGCAGTGTTTAAAATAGACGGTCGCTCATAGATGTCTAAGGGTAATTCTAATGTGGGAACATCAATCAGGTCTATAACTGAACGTTGGTATACTATCAAGGAATGCGTTGATATAGTTTTCTTAGCATACCAAGCAATGGCTCCTGTGTCATTTGCAAAAGTACTATGTTGGGCAATTTGATCACTAACTGCACAGGGATCACTATAAACTGTACGTGCGTCGTAATGAGAAACGTAATTATCATTTTCTTTAACGAAATAACCATCTTCCAATAACCCAGCTTCACCACTTAAGCAATGAATAGTACGAATGCACTTAGAAACTTTAAAAGCATACATAAATGAAGCTAAAAAATTAGAATCAAGTATAGGTTCAACTTGAAACATCGATGCTAAATGAGCGTCTAAGCGAGAACAATCGTTAATTAATAAGATATTAATTGTTGTGGGTAATTGGGTTATATTATCGATCAAGTAAGTACCGGGATATGCTTCGGAAATGGCTATATCAGCACCTACTACAATTGGACGATAGTTATACCAATTGATAAATTTTAAAAGATCAGGGTTATTTTTAAAGAATGAACGAACAGTTTTAATAGAACCATATAAATCAACTATAGTGATTTTAGGTGGTAACAAGGAGACAGTATTTAAGACCTCAATAAAAGCTTGTTGAACAATAAATTCACGGATGAGGTGTGACATAGGATGTAAACCTAAATTTATATTACTATCTGAGACGAAAGGAACGCCCAGTTTCTGGGCACGACTTTCAAGAGTCGGATTAGGACTGAGTCTAGCACGACGACCGTTGAAATAATTTTTTGCATCTTCTATTATTTCTGCGTATGAACGATCGCGTTTTTCCAATGTTGTTTTTCCAACGACTGCCCGTGTTTCCGCCTTAACAGCAGAAGGTAATTTGGCAGCTTCAGGTGCATTTTCTGGTACAATAACTGGATGAGCAATTGGTTGAACATAATTATCAGTAGGTTGTTGG